ACCACACTACCTCATCGTTGAAGTGCTTGAGGAAGTTGGTGAGGCGCTGCTGGTCGGAGTCCAGGTAGAACTCCCACTGGCCGAGCCCGCCGGGCTGCTCGTACTTGGCGACGATGATGTCGAGGCCCATCGCCTCGGCGATGGTACGCTCCCACTTGGCGCCGGTCGAGGACTCCCAGCCTGGCAGCATGACGATACCGGTGCACTCGTTCACGATGATATTGAAGTCCCACCGAAATAGCACTTTGTGGGTGTCGCCGTCGGTGAACAGCGCAGCCTCGTAGCGAGATACATCACCTTCAGCGAAGCCATCGACCAGTGTGATGTCACTGATGCCGTGACTGCGTGCTACGTTGCGATCGTTCTGCGCTGGTGAGCGCACATTGTTGGCGCCACGCTTCCACAGCGTGTCCTCGACTTCGTCGAAGAGCGGGAAGTTAAATGACGGCTTGCCTGTCATACCGCCGCTCACGTACAGCTTCATGCCGAGGAAGTTGCAGATGCGCATGTCTACCTCATCCTCAGTGATATCAGTCGTCATCTCGAAATCCTCCAGGTATTGATTGCCGTACCGACGAAGAAGCAGACGCTCCCTGCCAGGTACCACAGGTTCGGTATGTACTTGCTCACGCCGCTGATTCCCAGGTATAGATCCACCGTCCAGTAGTCTCGGATAAGCGGTCTCGGGTGTAGTACCCAAGCAGCTTAGTCACCTGTTCGTCGGCACAGGTCATCTCACTGTCTGCCTCTGCAAACACCCGAATGAGCCGAGAGGGCACAGACTGATAGTTAGGACGCTCCCGCCCCGACCACGGACCGCCGATGAAAGTACTAGCTGTGGGGTGGAGCATCTTCATGGATCCTTGGTTCGAGAAATACACCGTTAGCGGGCGGGTCTTCGAGATAGAGCCAGGCGTTGTAGTACCACTCCTTGTCGTCGTGACGCACGCCAAGGTCCTGGTTGCAGTCGTTGCAGAGCAGCCCTCTGAACCAGCCCGAGCGATGATTGTGGTCGCAGTGCGGTAGGCGACTCAGTGTGAAGCGTCGCCTGCAAATGGCACACTTGTCGTCCTGTGCGCTGAGCTGCGCCCACCAGTCGGCGACGCTGAGGCCGAACTTCTTCAACCTCGACGCAGCCGGCGGCTTAAGGTTCATCCTTGATCCTCTGCAGCTCAGTCATGATCAGTCCAGTTCTTGCAGTCAAACCGCATGGGTAGATGCTCGAAGTAATCAAGCTCGTCTGCTACGGATTGTAACAACGCACCAACCTTTTCGCCAGTGCCGGGCAGCACTTCCATCACGAGGCTGTCGTGCACCTGTAGGCAGAGGCGAGCGCCGAGGGAAATCCACCCTGGCTCACCCCTTACCATGTAGGATTTCATACACTCGGCCACGGCGCCCTGCACCACGGCGTTCAGGGCGGTATAGAACTTGACGATACGTCCCGGCGTGCGGAAGTGTCGATAACGTCCGTCGACGATCATCGGGAGTACACCGTCACGGCGGGCGATGCGCTCGAGGCCCTTCATCAACCGCACGAGCTTCGGGTAGGCATTGCGGTAGCCCTCGAGGTCGTCGGCTGCGGTGCACACGAGGCATTTATAACATTGTTTGGGCCGTTTAACTCCCGATGCACGGTTCCACTTCCACGCTGCGCACTCGGTCATCGGTGTGTCCGAGGTGACCCGGTACTTCGCAGCCTTGCGTGGCCCAACACCATAGGGGAACCCGTAGTTCAGGTTCTTACCGACTCGCCGCTGGAGTGGGGTGAAGTCCGGCCCGAACACACGGAGGGCGGTGAGTGCGTGCAGGTCCTCGCCTCGGGACAGCGCACCGATGAGGTTCTCATCCTCGCAGAAGCCGGCCATGATGCGCAGCTCTGCTTGGGCGAGGTCGAACTCCCACAGCTCGTAGCCGGGCGCAGGCTCGAACAGATCACGCACACCCTCGAGCGTGTCTGCTCGTGGGATCGTCTGAAGGTTCGGATCGCTGCAAGATAGCCGGGCAGTAACGGTTCGTGTCGACGAGAACGACGGGTGGATACGACCGTCTTCGGCAATCGTTTCGTGAAGAGGGCGGTAGTAACCGACCATCGCCTTGTTAAGGTGCCGATACTCAAGGAGATCCGCAACTCGTGGGTCGTCATTGAGTTCCTCCAGTGCTTCCTTGTTCGTAGACGGTTGACCGGTAGCGGTGCGGTGCTGCACGGGCACGCCCCAGTCGACGTAGATCATCTTGATGAGCTGCGTCACGCTGTTCATGTTGATGTCCGCAAACAGCGCAGTCAACTCGTCGAGTCGTACCTGCGCCACGTTCGCCTGCGCCACGCACGCCTGCTTGTTGACGTGGATGCCCGTGCCCATCATGCGGTACAGGACGTGGAGCACGTCGTACTCACGCTGCATAGCGGCAAAGCGTTCCTCGTCGAGGACGAAGGTCTTCGTGCCCTGGTGGTGGCACGTCATGAGTGTCAGCTCGGCGTCACGGGCTCCGTACTCGGCCATGTCGGTTGCGGTAAGCGTGGCGAACGTCTTCTTTGAAGCCGCAGCAATGCGAGCCGCTTCCGCTCTTGCCGGTGCAGCAGGATGAGGCTTGCCCCACTTCTCCGTTTGCCGCAACTCTTTGTAGACATCGGCTTGCGTTCTCCCTCGCTTGATCTTCTTCATTGCTTCCATCTCGGCCTTCGCATCCTCGCCGAAGTACCGAGACGCCACCCACTTGAGCCGCTTGTCGGCGTTCTCGTCGATTAGGAACTCGACCACCAGGGTGTCATAGAGGTGCTCGCTGTCGGGCACCTTGAAGTCGCCGCATAACGTGAGCACACGCCAGTCGAACTCCGCATGGTGGTAGCACTGGATGCCGGGGTGACGGTTGAAGGCCTGGAGTAGCCGGCGTGGGCTGAGGTTCTTCGACTCGACGTGCCCGACGGGCAGGTACCACGAGTGCATCGTCTCACGCTGCCCGATGGGCCACCAGTAGGCGCAGGAGATCCCCGTTGGCCGATCGTTCTGGTAGACACGCAGGCCAGTGGTCTCGGTATCGATGGCGAGCGTCGCCTCGTGCCTGGCGACCGTGCGCAGCTCATGAATGAGACGGTCGTACTCTTTTTTGCTCTGTATGAGGACGCTCACGAGCCCGCCCTCACTGCATACTTCTGTGCGAACAGCTCATCGACCGCAACCCTGAATAACGACCGTTCGTATTCAAGCTTACGGTGGTCGGCTCGGCGTTCCCACTCGATGAGACCTGCCACATCACCAAGGTCAGCATCGAACTGCGCCGCCTCGTATGTGTGCACGGCGGTGTTGCGGATGCGCTCAGCAGTGTGCGCACGGTGCGCAGGCTGATCGGCCTCGACCACCGCCTGCTCCGCCAGTGATAGGCCGTGCATGAACAGCTCGTGGAACACCTAAGCCCCTAAGTGTGTGAAAATGGCACTGGCCGGGACAGCGGAGGGCGGTGTGGGGGAATCCCTATTTGCTCCGACTTACGTCCCGGCCAGTGCGACCAGGTTACTTCAGACTACTTCCTCGACGTTTGGTTGTCGAGGACTTCGCCGTCGGCAACGGCTTCAGGCGCTTGATCTCCTGGTACTCGTCGCTCCCCTTCTGGAAGGCGATGACACCGATCGCACGCTTGCCGACGAGCTGCGACAGGCTGAACTTCTTGCCGGTGCCCACGGTAACGCCGAGTGCGGCGACCGTGTCCCGGAAGATGCCCGAGCCCGTGCCCTTCGTGGGGCAGTGGCGGAAGAACACACGACCTGCGTGCGGCTCACCCTCCACGACCTTGAAGACCAGCACAGCCTTCGGCTGCCCAGCCTTCGACACACCCGGCTCCGCCTTGTCGACGATCAGTTCGTAGTCGCCGATCTCAACGGGGTCGAAGTTGCCATCGCTCGCCTGACTGAAGTCAACCTCGACCTCGTCAGAGTTGGCCTCTCCGAGCTTGTCCTTTAACGCCATGTCAGACTTCCTCACTAGGAACGTACCGCTTTTCAATTCGGTACTGCCGGTAGATCAAGTTGGGGTCGTAGTCCCATTGCTGGATCCACTCCTGAGCCAACTCATAGGTATCACACTCGACGCACGCCGTGTCTTGGTCGGTGCGAAGCTGTGTACACGAGACAACAAGAAACTTCTCTACTGCTCTCATCACTTCTCTGCTTTCTTCGGCGCCGGCCGACGCCGAGGTTTGGTAGCTACCTGCTTCTGGGTGGCTGCAGCGTACTCAGCCTGCACCCTCTCCCAGATTGTGTCGAAGCCGTTCTCCTTCGGGATGACAACGAACGGCTTCAGAGATTCGATCCTACTCTTGGTGGAGCGGCTGTTGCACTCGTCGGTGAAGAGCACCCTACACCCTTCGTACGCACCGAGCGCCTCGTCCTCTTCGTCTACCTGGTCAACGATGAGCATCTCACCAATGACCGAGGCGAAGTCACACACGACCTTGTCCATGCCCGGAGAGACATTGGGTCCCGTCTGACCGTTAGTCGTGCGTTGACCAGACAGGATGATGATGTGTACACCCAGCCGGCGCAGCGCAACAAGAAACCGCTGCATCTGTCGCTGGTTGCCGTAGAAGTCGCCCTGCTCAGGAACGAACTGCATGCGGATAGAGACGGTCTTGCCTTGCGCTTCTTTCGTACTGACTGCGTCCTCCGTCATCTCGTCCATGAGTAGGAACACCAACGAGTCGAGGTTGTCGACCACCAGGGTCTCGTAGTCGCCTTCCTCAATCAGATCCTTGAGTACGAAGTACAATGCCTCCAGATCCTTGTAGCCCTCAGGCTCGAACCGCATCGGCTTCTTGCCCTTGAGCCCGAGTGTGAGCATCCCTCGGTTGGTGTCGAGGAAGAAGGGCTTTGGGAACGACTCAGCGAGCGTGGTCTTGCCACGCCCAAACTCGCCGTAGATGACCATGATGAGCGGTTCGTCGTTGACGTCTAGCTCAGCCGGTTCGTGGGATAGCTCACGATTTGCAACCATCAGTCCTCCGTTGATTCTTCTGCTGCCGATACCATAGCCGACCACTGCGATACCGACCAGAGGTGCGGTGGCTTCCAGTGGCGCAGCTCGAGCGTAGTTGCCATGAGATTGTGGTGTAGTCCATCACGCTCAATCGTTCCGTCGTACTCCAGAGCATCGAAGACACGACCCACGTCCCCTTTACGCACTCCGAACTGCTTGGCGAGCTTGGGCGGCGATGGCAGGTGAAAGGAGAACCTGGCCGATTCCTCCAGTAGGAACTCGATGATTCGAGAGGCCAATAAAGTGTGACGGTCCTGCCACTCATCGCCAGCATCGGGTATAGCTTGCACCCGGATGAACTTCCCGCACCCATTGCAGATCAGGATTCCGGTGCGCTGTTGAATGGGGTCCCATGTAGTGCCGCAGTCAGGGCACGTAGCGTGATCCCGCTTGTACACAGAGTACCGTTGGGCCGGCGTGAGACCAGCACGCAGACCGAATCGATGTCGCATGGGAACGGTTCCCTCTTGAGCGAGTGCACCGTCCAGACATCCCACTCGGGCGGAACAAGTATCACAAAACCGTGCAGCGACAATACGGTGAGGATTTCCTTCGAGCGGCTCCTGACCATTTCGGAGACTGCCAGTGTAGAAGAGTTCGGTGTCCGAACCTGTGCACGCTTCGATCCCCATCTCACGGCACGATCCCAGCTTGTCGAAGGTCATGCCACACGTCGCCATTTTCTTCGGCCTTCTTACGTTCGTACGGTACAAGCACGCTGTCGATAAAGTCGGCACGACAACCTTCGAGTGCGCCGAGGCATTCCGCCAGTAGGGCGTAGTCAACGCACCAGTGCTGATCTACACGACGTGCGGTGTGTTCGAGGATGTAGTCCTGCAGCACCGCTGTGAGCTGGAACGTGAGCTGCCCCACGTTCTCAGCCGGTACCACTGTGCTCGGTCGACACGCTCTATCAGTCACTCGTACGTGAGGCATCGTCTAGTTCCTCTTCACATCGGAAACAGAAGCCAAGCTCCCGCTCGTGCGGCCAGCGGCACGGTGCGCCGCAGTTGATGCAATACTCGAACGGTATCAGGTCGCCCCGTTCGTCGAGACCTCCGGGACCCTCAGGCATTTATGCCACCACCTCGATGTCGTTCTGTGGGAAAGCTAAATCGCTGAAGCACTCACTCTTGGCTGGGCAGTTCTTACAAAACGGGCCGATATTGCGATTCGGTCGCACGCCACGGCGGAGCTGCGCACGTCGGCGTAGCTGCCCCTTGAGTTCTTCCTGCGCCGCCTCGATGTGGGCGGGCGTGCGGTCGAGGAAGAGCATCTCGAACGACTCGCTGTCAGGACGCTCAACACCAGGGTGGCGCTCCACCTCGGCCCGTGCCCACTCGAGCTGACGTTTCTTCGCCCAGGTGTCGAAGGCGTCGGGCTGTGTCGTGTCAGCAGCACAAATCGCTTCTTCGATGAGCGTCTTCTGCGTCGGCTTCTCCGCCTTCCAGCGGTAGGTATAGATGCCGTCGAAGATGATCCCGTCGATCTTGATGCCGAGCACCTCCTGTGCCACCCACAGGTTATTGGTGAGCTGCGGGTCGACGTCCACGAAGTCGAGCTTCTCCATACGCCCGTACGTCTTGCGCTCCACCATGAAGTGGAGCTTCTTCTTGCCGATCTTCATGCCGGTCTTCATGGCGAAGATGTTGTCGATGATGGCCTGGTGCACCTGGTTCGTACCGGGGATCTTTGCTCGGCAGTCCAGCTCGGTGTAGACAACCTCGACCGAGTCAAGCATGTTGGCGTAGTGCCGCTCGTACCGCTGCATGAGCCAGTACGCCGTGGCATACGGTTCCTCGGTCACCTGATCGAGGTCGATGAGGTCGGGTATTCCACCGCCGGCCTCGGCGACGATCCCGGCGAGTTCCTGTCGCCAGTCCTCGTGCCGCCAGAACGCATCGCAGAGCACGCCCATTGTCGAGCCGAGGATCATCGGATCCGACGCCTCGCCTCGGATGCCCTTGACGTACTTGTACCACCACCGGCGCTCGCATGATGTCAGCTCGCTGAGTTCGGTATGGCTGCTGAGGTTCTTGGCCCTGGTCACTTTACAACTACTCCTGCGCTTGTCTTCACTTCGAGCGATACCCGGCACGCATCCTCTGCGTTCCACAGGGCATAGTCGGGAAGCACGTACAGCTCGGGAACCTGCACCCAGTTCTTAGCCGTGTTGTAGATCCAGCTCCGAACTTTCCCCTGTGAGTCACGGTCGTAACGGAAGAACACGACGTGCCCAGTCTGGTAGAACTGCACTTGCTGCACACATACCCACTCAGTGTCCACGTAACACGTCCTTTATCGATTGCCCGACGACGACGTCGAGCATGTCCTGCTTAAGGTTCCGAGTCTTCTCAACGTACTGGTCAATGGTGTTCCTCGCAATGATGTACCACAAGAACACGGTGCGATGCAACTGCCCCTGCCTGCGCAGGCGTCCGATCTTCTGGTTCACAATCTCCGGTGTCCAGTCCGGATCAACGATGACCATGTGGTGTGCTGCCTGCTGCAGACCATCCAGGCCCTCAGACATCGTGGCGTCGGTGCCTACCAAACACTGCACATTACCGGTCGCAAACTGCTCAAGGACACTGGCCCGTTCGTCGTCATTCTGGTCGCCAGTGTACGCAGCGGCTGAAACACCGGCAGCGAGCAGCGCCGTCACGATCTGGTAGACGGTGCCCTTGAACTGAGCGAACACTACGACGCTCTTGCCATCAAGCTCGTCGACAATGAGGTCGACGCACGCCTGCGCCTTCGAGCCCAGCTCGTCTATCTCGCCGAGCAGCGCAGCGTTCCAGTCGCTGCTCAGTTGACGGAGCCGAGTGATTTTGGAGACCTCGTTCTGCGCAAAGACTACGGTGTCTCCTTCTTCCATCCAGAAGTGCTTTGACATCTGCTCGTAGAGCTTGCGCTCATGGGGAGAGAGGTCGACCACCAGTGCAGTCTCCACAACTTCAGGAAGATCAAGTCCCAGCGTGTCCTCGGAACGCATGACAAGTAGCTCTCCGAAGTCACTAGCGATCTGTTGAAGGGCACCAGGTCTTGGGTCGCCGACAACCTCGATAGCCCGAACAGCTCGCCCTCCGAAGGTTTCCATATAGCAGAAGAAATGTTCACGAGCCCACCTCCAAAACGACGGCCAGCGCTTGTGGTCGATGAGGTGCATCGCCGACCAGCACTCGTCAGCTCGGTTTAGTATCGGTGACGCTGTCGTGAGGTCCACGATTAGCGCCCGGCGTGCGAGCTTCGCCGCAGACTTGAACGTCAGCGTCGTGCGCCCCTTCAGCTTGTGCGCCTCGTCCCAGATAATGGCGTCGTGCGCTCGCCCGATCAGCCTGTCTATCTCGATGCGCATCGTCGTGTACGGGACCACCAGGGCTTTCGGGCCTTTGGCGAAGTCCCATCCGGCGAGGATGGCTGCCCGTTGTTTGGCGTCGGCGCCGACGGGCATGACGTGAACGCTGAACTCGGGTGCCCACACTGCTCCAAGAGCTTCCCAATGTCGGAGCACGTTACGGGGCGCCACGATGAGCGGTCGCTCAGCTTCCCATGTTGAGAGCCACCGCCAACCAACCGGAGTCTTCCCGGTCCCCGGAGGATCGGCGTGCAACCATCGCTGGTGTTTGTCATCGATCACCTGTTGCTGCATCGGTCGCAGCGTCGCCATGTTGTGCCCCTTGTGTAATAGCGCAACTGGATGCGGGTGCAAGAGTCGAACTTGCTGTCTCCTGATTATGAGTCAGGCGTGGAAGCCGTTTCACTCCCCCGCAGTGAACTACTTTGCAGGTGGTGCCTGCGCCTTATCGTTGATCTCCTTGACTGCAGGGGCGAGTTGCGCCACAAGCGCCTTTGGATCATTGAGCACGCCGTTGACGAGATGGTTGATGACGGCGTCCTTAGCGTTGAGGTCAGCGACGAACTTCTGCACCGTAGCGGGCGACGCTACGACCTGTCGAATGATGGCAGCGAAAACGATGGGCAGTGCGAGGGTAACTGCTTCCCGCACCGTGGTGATGTGGTTGGTCTGCACCCAGGTGACGACGACGCCGCCTGCAGCGACGACCGAGCCGAGTGAGAGCGCTGGCTCCCTGGTGAGTAGCTCCCGCCCCTTGGCGACGAGCGTCTTGACGAACTTGAGCATGACGTGTTCCTCCGCTGCGAGACGATCCCAGTACGGGGTCGATGGTTCCTTCACAATGCCACCCTACACCGTTCGGTGGGCGGATGCCAGTGCGTCGCTGGCGAGGACCGTAACCTGAGCGTCGACACTGGCCTGAGGTGCAATCACAGCAGCGGAGGCGGCATCGAGCACTACTTTGGCCGCAGCTTCCTGCGCCGGAAGTCGGGAAGCAAGCTGTTCAACCTGCTGGCTGATCGTCTGCTGCCCCGCACCCTTGGTGCTGACCGCCGTATTGACCTCGTGTATCTCGGCCTCGACCCGAGCAAATGCCTGTTTGTCGGCCTCAATATGGGCGAGCATGACGGCGGAGTTTGCGGAAGCCTCGGTATGGATGGTAGCGAGCGTTACCTGTAGAGACAGCAGCACCGGAGCGATGTCGGCAAGATGAACGGCGACCGTGATCGCTTTCCACAGGTGCTTGCCAACCCAAGCAATGCCGACCAGGATGGCGAAGAAAGCTGCTATGCCGCCGAGCCAGTAGTACCACGCCATCATTGCCCCATCAGGTCGTCGAGCAGGGGTGAGAGTCCCTGTGTGGCTATGAGCATAACACCAGTGTGCCTGTAACAGTGTTACAACAGCTTGCTCTTGTCGAAACCCTTGCCTGCACCGACCAGGATCTTCGACGGTTTGGGCGGCTTCTCGACAGTGGGCTTGAATGCAGCGAGTGCGCTCTTCACCCCATGTGTCTTGGTCCCGTGTCCCTTCGGTGCCTTGATGAGCGTCTCCTTGAGCACTGCCTGGCTGTGTTCACCTTTCGGGTGAAGTCCTTTGACACCACCACGGGGTGCGGCGCCGCTGCCATGACCGGCGAGGTGCTGGTGCATGGTGAGCTTGCCTCCGCCCTTCATGCGCAGTCCGCCCTTCACGCCGCCCTTGCCGGTCGAGAGCTTCTTTGCTTTACCGAGCGCCATCTTGAGTTTCGTGCCGTAGCTTGACTTCCGTCCCCGACTGCCACCTTGGCGTGGATGCAGCTCGTGGTAGGCGAGCGTGCCATAGCGGGGGTGTACGGTAGCGGGCTGGTTCTCTCGAGCCAGTGCCTGGCGCACCTGCGATGCCGGTGTCTGTGCGGGCAGAACAAACTTCTCCAATGCGGACTGGATGCCTCCCTTCGCCGTGGCGAGCGAGACGGCCGGGATGCCTGCCAGGAGCTGCTGCAGGTCATGTGCAGGTGACGTGCCCTGCTGTTCGGTACCGTACGGACCGACGGTGGGAAAGTTGTCCTTGCTCGACGTCGGCGCTTGATAGGCGTTTCGGAGCAGGATGTTGAGGAACGGGTTGACAGCGTTGACGATGCCCTGCGGTGTTACGAGCGACGCAGCGTCGGAGAACGGGTTGAGGAACTTGGGGTTAACGAGCCCGAGGCCAGGTACCTGCAGTAGGCCGGCGTAGGCGGACGGGAGCTGCGTGCCGTTGCCGTACTCATTAGCCATCATCTCTTGGTTAACTTGGCCGAGTACCAGGCCGATGGACGCAGCAAGCGGGTGGTCATACCCGATGGACGCCATGATCTTGAGGATGCCCTTTTGGAATGTGTAGAAGGGAACCACGCTCTTGACGATGTTGCGCTCGAACGGGCTCATGTCGTTGAAGTCGATGAGTGCCTTCTGTGACTTCTCCAGTGCGGTGATGACGTCGTCGCCGGTGCGTACGCTGTGCAGGTATACGGCAACACGACCGATGTCGTCGATGGCTGCGGCCGGTGCGGAGATCATGTTGGTAACGCCACGGAGTGCGACCTTCACCTTGCCTGGACCGGCCGCTTCAGCTATGGCCTGCTTGATACCTTCGATGCCCCTGGCGGCAGGGATGGCTGAACGCTCGGTGCCGATCTCGCCACGAAGCCCACCGGCGACAGCCCCTGCCTTGCCCTCGAAGCTACGGTCGCCGGCACCGAGAGACTGCATGAGGATGTTGCGGCCGGGATCGATCTCGCCGTTACGGAACGACTCGAAAGCGTCGCTCCAGTCACGCAAGCTGACGCCTGTCTTGGCTGCGAGGATAACGTGCCCGAGGATATGGTTGACGAAGAACGTCGGGTGGAACGAGAGCGTCAGCATCTTCCACGGCTGCGTGACGTTCTGTAGACCACGCAGGACCATACTGTCGGGTGCGGCCTTCTCGTACTGCTTGAGTACGTGCACGATCGCACTGGGGATCTGCATGGTCGGATGGCCGAGACCACGGGCGACCACATCACCAAGGGCGTTGCGGGTGCCTGCGAGCAGGTACTGCCGTTCGGGGTCCCACGCCTGATGTCCGGGCAGGAAGCGGTCACCTTCGTTGTAGGGCTTGGCGTAGGTGTCCTCGAGGAACTTGGCGAGTGCATTGGTGTGCATCTCGTGCGTCGCCTCGACGATGCCTGCCTGCAGTGCTGATAGGCTCCGGGTCCGAGTGGCAGCCTGGATGCGTGCGTTGCGTGTCCCGGCCACTTCTGTCTTCCCGAGGTCACGACCTTGCTTGCCAAGCGACACCGAGCTGTAGACCAGGTGCTGGACTTCGCTGTCAGTGAACGAGCGTACGTGGACTGGGTCGAAGCCCTGCTGTGCGGCGATGCGGAGCACGGTATCCCAGCCCTCTTGGATATGCCCGTCGACCAACGCCTTCGCCAGCTCGGGATTGTGCAGCGCCTCCTGGTGCAGCGACTTGATGCTGTCCCAGATCGGTTTGAAGTGGGCGGACACCTGAGCCATAGCTGGGTTGGCAAGCTCACGTCCGACGCTATCGATCGAGCGATCAATGCCAGCGCCGAGCTTGTTCCGCATCAGCTCGGCCGGGAGTGTGTGCTGCTCGAACGATTGCTTCAGCTTGTCCAAGCTCTTCTGGATAGCGATCTTGCGAGCACCGAGTTCGGCAGCTTTCGCCGCTGCCTGCTCGCTGTCACGAACTGCATATGCGCTGTTGACCGCACGCTGCTCCAGCTCATATTTCGACCCGGTGACGTCGAGCGCCTGCCTTACTACTTGGGGTCCGGTCTTTGGGACAGCTAGCGGAGCTTTCGGTCCGAGCGCACCTCGTGCCTCGACGGGCAGGTTCTTCTGCTGCGCACCGATAGCCTTGGCAGAGCCGGGTGTCTCGCCTTTGAGTTGTTCCTCGCTCGCCTCGACGGGCAGGCGTTCAGCGCTGAGGCGTTCCCGTGCAGCCTTGTCGGCAGCGTGTACGGCGTCCAGCTCGACGCTGATCTTCGCCAGCTCGTCTCGCATGGCGGCCATCTCGGCTGCTGCTTCGAGACGCACCCTGGGGATCGTGCTGTTCTCCATGCGCTCCACGACACGGAGCCGCTGGGCGACCGAGGCCATGATCTTCTGAGACTTGGGGCTGAGGTCGGGGAAGTTCTGGGAGATGTGGTCGAGGCCCTTGCCGCTCGTCTCACGCAGGATGTTGGTGCGTTCCTCGGCTGCGTCCCGAAGCCCGCTGATGGAGTTGTCGATGATGGTACCTAGCTCAGTGCGTGAGCCGTTGGTGTTGTTCAACCATTCGTCTGGGATGCGCAGCTCGCTGCGTTCGCCGGCACGTACGAGGGTCTTGCGCATGTCCTCGATAGCGGTTGGTGTGGCGTGCCGTGCGACGGCGTCCTCGACGGCGGAGACGTGTTCGAGGTGCGCCATCAGCTCGTCACCCATGAGACCGTCCGCCATCTTGGCGGTGACTACCTTGGTGGTACCGTCGGGCATACGGATCTCACGACCGACGAGGTACTTAGCGGCAGCGGCCTTGGGTGCGGCGAAAGCGTCGCTGTTCTTGATCTCACGTCGGTTGATGTCCTGCATGCGTAGACGTTCACGCAGCACCTGACCGACACCTCGAGCCTGAGTCAGGAACCGGTCGGTGTGGGAGAGCGCACGCACGACAGGGTCGGGCAGGTGCGAGACGGCATCCGCCGCCCACTGCTTGATCGGGGCGTGCGCAGCGTGCTCGAGGGCGTCCTGCATCGGACCCTTCGGCGAGCGTGTGAGTCCGAGCGTGTTGGGCTGCTCGTCGGTGTGGGCCTGTGGACGCTGGAGCGCCTCGGCTACATCCTTCAGGCCCTCGGGTGGTGTGACCTCATCGTCGTGGCGGATGAGCGCATCTTTGATCTCTTCACCAGGGTGCACGTCGATGTTGACGGGCTCCTTGCCTGGAATGTCGGTGCGCTCGATCTTGTCGTCGGTGGTCAGCTCGTTCGGGAGATGGGCGACCTCGTCGGCGATACCCCGGTCGCCGGCTGCGACGGCAGCCTCGTGGCCGGCCTGGTAAATCTCAGGGGAGACTCGGGTGTGGTAGACGGTGCCACCCTCACCGGCGTGACCTTGCGCCTCGGTGAGGCTCTTCGACCACTGCGGGCCGACGGTCGGAGATCCGGCCTGCTCGCCGTGGTAAAGGTCGACGGCGGTGCCGGGCGTGGCGCCTTCCAGAGCGAGCCGGTGTAGCTCGCTGGCGGCAGCGACGGTCTTGGCCGCAGCGGCGATATCCTGCGGGTCGCCGTTCTGCGCCGCTTCGGCGGAGCCCTCCAGGGCGTCCTTCAGTCCGTTCGGCTGGGGGCCGTGACCAAGATTCTCCGAGACGGCCCGTTCCAGTGCCTCCTTCAGGCCACCGTTCCCAGGCCCGACTGCCCCGGTCGGTTGTGCCACGGAGGGGGTCGGAGGCTCCTGGGGCACTACAGGGGCCTCTGCGGCCACGCCTCCTGGGGTCGCTGTCTGGGCCGCTTCGGCGGCAGCGTCGGCCTCGTTCGCCGCCGTGGTGGTCCCCTCGAGCGAGGCGGAGGCGGCACGTCCGAGTGGGCGGATGATCTGGTCGATGAGGGAGCTGTAGGGGTGGGCGACCATGTCGATCTTGTTGAGCAGTGCACCCTTGGCCTGCGACGCCTCGGAGGTCCAGTCGACGCCCTTGTCCTCGGCTTTGGCGATGGCCTGACCGGCAGTCTGGAGCACGCTATCGGTGATGTTGGCCTTGGAGAAGGCTGCCTTGTCGCCATTGGCGAGATCGTGCGCTGCCTGAGCAGCCGTAGACATCTCGTCGGCGCTGTAGCCGGCGTCGGCAGCCCGCCCTGCTGCCATGGCCGCTGTCCCACCGGCGTCACCAAGCAGTCCCTCGACCCCGCCTGCGGCACCGGCGATGTTGCCGACGTTCTGCACAATCGGCGTCAGCAGCCCTGAGTGCTCGTACTGTTGCCCGAAGCTCTGCGGTGTGTACTGCTGACCGCCCAGGAGGTTACCGACGTCGGAGCGCAGGCCCTGCGTCGAGGGTCCGTAGGGATCGAGGACGTTGATGGCGGTACCGGCGAACGACGAGAGAATGCCCTTACCCATCTCAGCGGCAGGGGCGAGGTGCCCGTGCAGTGCCTGGTCAGCGACATTCTCGATACCGGTGAGCGAGCCCGTTAGGGAACCGACAAGCTTGCCGATACCGAGCTGCGGAAGATGCAGTCCAAAGAGGGTGCCGCCACCATTGGGGGCCTTGGCCTTCTGTTCGGTTACTTGCTGAAGCTGCCCGAGCGTCTGGTTGGCGATGGCGGGCGTGATGCCTGCCGCCTCTGCATACTGGACAGGCGTGTATACCGCCGGTCCTGTTTGCGGCGTGGGCGGCGTGGTCAGCCCGTAAGTACCGGCCATGACCGATTACCCCGTCGTGGTAGTAGAGACCGTGCTCGACGGAGCCTGAACTGTAGGTAGGGTGATCTTGCCGCCGAAGTTGATCGAGGGGTTCATCACCTTGATGTACTGCAACACTTGCAGACCACCAGGTTGGGGGAGGATGTGTTGAATCAACTCGCTGCCCGATGCGTTCGGGTTGTGTGTCATCAGCGTAAATGCTCGAGCGTAGGTATTCGACCCAAGCATGCTGTTCACTGCCGAGTTCGTCATCCACGGAAGAGACTGGTTCGGTGCCTCGCCGTATCCTTGCGCTTGCAGCGTCTGCGTGTTCTTGAACAACGTGGCAGCGGCGGCAGCGTTCGCTGCGATCTGCTGCGATGCCGCACCCTGTGCTGACGATGCCGCCATGTTGGCCTGCTGCAGGTTCTCCTGAGCACTCATGTACTGAGCGCCAAGGTTGGCCTGCTCGCCTTGTGTCTGCGCCTGTACCGCACGCTGCAGCACCGGAACCTGCTGCTGCTCGGTAACAGCGTTCTGAGCCAGGGCGGACTTGTTGGCTGCGTTGGCGGCACCAACCATTCCAGCTCCAGCGGTCTTGCCTGCTACACCTTTTCCTCCGACGCCAGCACCCGAAGCGATAGCCGTGCTCGCCGTAGCGTTACCTTGATTTGCAATCGTGGCGAGCTGCCCGTTTGCGCCACCTAGACCGGCGACCTGTGCGGAGTTCGTCTGGCCGAGTGCGTTGATGTTCGCTTGTGCCTGGTTGTACTGCTGCGACAGTCCAGCCATGGCAGAGTTGTACGCCTGCTCGTAGGCGGCGTAGTAATTGGGCGCAGGAGGTGCGGGCGGGGGCGGTTTGTTTGTTGTCGTTGTTTCGGACGCCTTATTGATAGAGGCGACGGTGTTGTCGGCATTGGCAGGCGGCGAGACGGCTGGGTTGTAGGTCTGACCTTGAACCCCGGCTGGTAGTTGTGTCGAGCCGGGACTTACCGTCGTGCCGACGTTACCGGACGGCGAGATAACCTGCGGCCCCGTGATGGTTGGCGCAGAAACGCCACTGGGGGTGTTAGCTGCAGGTGCGGCTTTGTACGTTGGCATCTGTGCGTACGGGTTGTTTGTGCTGGGCTCGATGTACTGGCTGGAGATCCCGGTACCACCAGGGGTCGACGGATAGGCAGGGCCTGAACTCGACGTGGGGGAGTTTGCACCGGCGAGTAGCGAAGAGCCGGCTGCGCCGAGCAATGAGCCGTTGACATAGATTTGGCCGTTGGCAACCTGGATAGGGTTCTGCTGATACCCAAGCTGGTTCGGACCAGTGACGCCCTGCGGACCCGCCGCCAAAGCAGCAAGCGTAGCCATTACAGACCGATCAGTGTCGACACGCCGTTAGCAACGAGCTGCGAGTTTGCGTTTGCGAGCTTGGAGTTGATGTCCCAGATACCTTGGTTGTAGGACTTGACGTTCAGCTCGTGGTTCATCTGGTACTCGCCGCCGCCGAACGATCCAGACGCTGCCGCAGTGTTCTGTGTGCCTGCCTGCGTCTGGTAGAGGTTCGACAATGCCTGACCACGCTGTTGGGTGGCCTGGGTGTTGCCCAGACTCTCCTGTGCTGTGACGGCGCCGTACAGAGCGAGCCCTGCACCAGGGTTGGTCGGGGTGGCGATTGAGCCGAACACGTTGGGGTCGAGTGCCATGTGTGTAGTGTACAGGGCGCTCCATCGCCTATCCCTGTTCCGTGCCCCGACTTTGTTGATAGGCCCTATCTAGTACCAATTGTCAACAAACTCTGGATTGCGGTCCTGGTTGCCTGCGGTGAGGTCAGCAACCATCTGCATCTGCGTGGCCTTCCACGCTGCCTGGTAGAGCGCAGCCTGCTGTGGCTTCTGATCGTCGACGTTCGCCATGGACAGCGCACCGAGCACGAGGATGTTGTGCCACTGCGCCGGGAACACGGGCGTCGATGCAAGTACCGACTCGAAGTCCGAGTAGGTGAGAACAATGTGTGTGCCGGTAGTGTTGGCAGTGACGATGTTCAGTGTGCCTGCGACTGGGCAGGATGCGTCAGCAGTGATGTCGGTCAGCGAGTGGTCGGTGTCGTCGACCGTGACACAGGAAATGATGGTGTCGTTAACATCGAGGTCGGTGACGGTAAAGTCGCCTGGCACTCCACCGTCAAGGGACGTCACGACGGTGGCCGGATCGGTGTCGAGGTCGGGCGGAGCGATGATGTAGTCGAGCAGGATGTCGGTCGTCTCTTCAGGGAGCGGCCACACCTCGAGCGTGTTGTTGAACACCCGGTAACGCTGCACGACGCCAGTCAGCGTCTGGTCGGGGTAGAGGCGGATGTGTTGCGTGCCTCCCTCGATCGCACGCATCGGATACTGCTCCGTGACGTTGTACACCGACGTCACCTTGAAGACGTCGGTGGGGAGCGGTTGCGAGCGGTACGCCTCGGTGAAGCCGTTCGGGAACGTGAGGTGTAGGTTCGTCTGTTTGAGGAACGGCCAGAGCGGGTTACTGTTCAGCACGTCCCGGTAGGCGTCGTTCAGGTACGCAACCCAACCAGCTTCACTGACCTGATCGTTGTTCTCATCCTGGTACCGGAGCGAGCACCGGGCGATCATGTCCGAGAGATCCATATGGACTCCCGGTTAGTTCTGGCCGATGACCAGGAGCTGCACGGTCTCGCCGCTGAGGTCAGTGGTGCTGACGACTTCGGTCGCCTTCGCAGGCGTACTCGTGATGTCACTCGGACGCTGCACGATGAGCACGACGAAGCCCGACGTAGTGTTGGTTCCGCCAGTGTTGGTGGCCGTGTTGGCGGAGAGCACCCAGTCGTTCGCCTTGTCCTCGGTGACGGCAGTGACCGCACCGGTTGAGGTGGCGAAGTAGAGCACCGACACGATGACGTCAGTGGCTGCGACGCCGGTCGCTGTGTGCGCCCCGGCAGCACCCCCAGCGAACGGGAAGACCCGAAGCGGGACTGCATTCGCAGTGACTGCGCCTGGTGCAGTGACCTTGAGACCGCTTCCGGTCCACTTTACTGTGTATCCGTTGGTGGAAGGCCCGAGCGGGATGACGGTCGAGAGCCCGGAGAACCCGAGCTGGGTGTTGGTCACTACCTCGCCGCCCGTAGCGTACGAGCTGGAGAACGTGTAGGCCACGAGGGAGAGCTGGGCCTGGCCTGGATAGTTGACAGGATTCTTGACGATTGCGGCGGCGGTCATAAGGACAGGATACGCCGTGCTAACTTGGTGCGAAGTGTCCCGACCGAGTCCAGAGCACCACGTCGTCGAAGGAGGGTGCTTCGGCGCCAGTGCCGCTGGTGGACACGAAGGTAGCGTCCAGCGTCTCAGCCTGCTCATTGAACAGGAACCGTACGTTCTGCTTACCCACGGTGCGAAGCAGGCGAGTCTTCGTGGTGCCGTGGACAGTCACGGCGATAGTGGCGTTGGCGTCGTAGGTCTTGCAGTTGACCTCGACCATACGCACAGCGACCGTGCGGCCATCGGTGCCGTGGATCGGTGCGGTCTGCGCTGTGAAGGTCTCCTGCCTGGTGGTGTCGCTCTGTGGGTAGTACTGCACCAGGGCGTTAGAGCTGATGACGCCGTTCGTCTGCGTACCGAAGACCTCGTTGTCGTAGTCGTTCCCGCACTTGACATGTCCAGCCATGGCTGTCTGGGTGAACCACGACTTAGTGCGGAAGTCGTACACACGCTCGCCGGGACAGAAGAGAAAGTCGCCCATGTACACGAGGTCGCCGTAACTAGAGAAGTCGGGTGACTGCTCGAATGCTGAGATCTGCTCACTGATCTTTGTTGTGGTTCGCCCGTCGGTCAGGTACACGTACCCGTCAGCAGAGATGAAAGCAAGGCCATACGGTGTGGAGCAGAAGTCGGTGTATCCGGTCTTACCCGAATCCACACCATCATTCGACACAACAACTACTGGTCCCTGCAGCAGGTCGCCTTGTACTACGACCATACCTGCGCCCTCACGAAGGCAGGCCAGGTCACCCGGTTCTATTCCGTACAGTGCAGCGAGGCGTGTCCCGTCGTGGCTGGCATCCACTGCCAGGAAGTTGGTCGAGGCGTAGGTTGTTGCGGCGGGGTCGGTGAAGATGATGACTCCGTTACCACTACCAAACACCAACCGCTGCTGGTGGACACACATCGAGCCAGCCTGTGTACTGAATGGCGGATTGGGATCGCCTGATGACGTCGTGGGCGGTGTGATGGAATCGAGCACACCATCATCGTCGGTGAAGAGCACGGCGTAAGTATCAGCATCGGGTCCGTTATACCGCACCATGATTACCATGAGTCGGTTGTAGGTGTCCTCCAGCCCCTCCGACGCCTGTGTGACATAGACGAGCAGGCTCGCCTTACTCGGGTTGTTGTCATTGACTGAGGTGAGCACGTTTGGACTTGAGCCCTTGTACATGAACACCCACTGCGTGAAGTCGTTCACGGTGCCGTTGTAGCGGTACACCCATGGCGTACCGGTGCTCGATGCCCAGTTGTACAGCACCAGGTACCGATCAGCCCCGATCGCTCCGCTGCTCTCAGCACCTGTGTCGAGCAGCCCGCCCGATGCGTGAATGCCAAGCACCCGTGTGTGCGTGGGGTCGCTAATACCGGTGAACCCGGTCGAGTACTCGGTGACGTTGTAGAACGCACGAAGTCCTCCGCCGATTTGCGGGCAGCAGTTCTCCATCTGCTGCCAGCCCTTGGCCGGGACCAACCAGTCGGAGCTGTTGTACAGTCCGGGTGAGAAATCACTGATTACGATCGGCTTAAGGCCCTCAGTGGACGGCACGACTACACCGCCACGGCGTCTTTGGCGACAGGCGTGAAGTCGCTGTACTTCTCTGGAACGACCAAATCACTGGCAGAGAGAAGTTTGTCGGGATTTGCCGACGAGAAGTTGACCTCGGGCATCTGGCGGAACCGGTTCGGTCCCTCAACGACGTCGTGGATAAGACGCAGCCGGTGCTCTTCGCCCTCCACGAGCGCACCGACAATCTCTTCGTCGTTGGCCTTGTCGGCAGCGGCGTTCGCTGCATCGATGGCATCGAACACGCTCTCGTGGTTCGGCGACTCGAAGCGCATCGAAGCGATGTCGAACAGGATGCGGTCGAACTCTTCAAGCCGCCAATGGCCGATGCGCTGCACGCTGCCGTCGGTGCAGTGCTCGTACACGGCGTAGCGCCGGCAGAGGATCTCGCCCTTGCGCACACGCCGGCCGAGCGGCTTGTACCACATACTTTTTGGCGCCTCCATCGTCTCCATCCCAAGCTCGAGGTTGGGGTCGCCTGCCCAGTGGATGCCGTCGCCCTGAACCAACTGCTTCGCCAGCTCGGGAGCATCGGCGTGAGCGAAGGCATACTTGGAGTCGGACGATTGCGTATACAGGCCCATTGGTATGTCCTCGTATCAGGAGGGGCGAGACCGGGGATTTCCCAGTCCCGCCCCTCAGTGGGTAGGTAGTTCCAATGGTACGGCGTTGTGCCGTCGGGCTGCCTGTTCTACACTTGAGCCTGTACTGGCTGTGCAGGCGAGGCAACTGCAACGCTTGCGTCGTTCTGCGTACCAGAAGGGTTACCTAGCCTCGGCGCAGCCACATAACGAGCATCGTGGAACTAGCCGGCCCGTTGGTTCCGCCAGTGTTGTCGATCGTACCGCTGCCGGAGATGGTGAACTGCGACGTGATGTCCTGAAAGAATCCTGTGAGTTGGCTGAGCCCGACGACGGATACCAGCGTGTCAGTCGTAAGGATTCTCGGCACGGAGTGCGACCCGGCATTGCCCCACGGGGCCGCCGTAAAGAACGGCGTGGCACTCCCACCTGTGCCGGTGATCTCGCCGATACTACCGCCGGACATGACTAGTCCTGTACCAGAACAGAAACCGCTGGTGAGCCTGAGCCGGCAGCGCCGTACAGGATCTCGCCAGGTTGCAGGATCAACGGCAAGCTCTCACCTGGCTTCAACGGTAGCCCAGTAGTGTTCGTGACACCGGCACCACCGAGGTAGACCACGATGGATATGTCGGTGTTGCGTACCAGCACCGACACAAGGTCGTTCAGATAACTCCCATTACCACTGGCGATGACTGTTGCGGTCGTAGCAACTGTGACCTGGGTGTGTGAAATAGTCATGGTTACTTCGACATCCACAAACTGCAACTTATGAGGAAGGAGTGCTTAAAGTCAGCGAAACGGAGCTGTTCCGGTTGGTTGCGGCAAGCTGGTCGAAGACCCGGTACCGTGCCTGGATCGCATCACTGTCGTCGAGCGCCTTGTACAGCGTCGACCCTGAGTCGTCGTCCCAGCTCCAGTCCAGCGCCACGAAGCGGGCGAGGTCAGAGGTGGTGAGACCCCAGGCGTTGTTGGTCGGACAGAACCGGTCGACCACCAAGGTGCCCTCGGCGATGTCGAGACCTTTCCAACCAGACTTCAGCGTGGTCTGCATCCCGTCGTACCGCTTCTGTGCCTGGAGCTGAGCAGCAAGCTTGCGCCGCTGGTCGAACTCGCAGATCCAGATATTCGGGGTGCTGCCGTCACCATCGGTCTGCACTGCTTCACTTGCCTCGTTCAGGACGAACTCGGAGAGCTGGGTAGTGCTGGAGCCTTGGATGACCGAGGACCACTGCGGAACCGTGGAGGTGCTGATGCCGGCGTACGTGTCAGCCGAGATCAGGTGGCGAAGGCCGTTGATCTCGAACGTGTACGAGCCGTACCGCACGACGTAGTCGGTCACCGCCACCGTGGCGTCGAGGGCCTGACTGACAGTGACAGTCTGGGTGGCAACGTTGACGCCGGTGACGACGTAGCCGCCGGACGGGGTGTTGCTCCGCTCGGTGGTAGACGCCGTAGCGTAGAAGTCGACCGTCTCATTGACGAAGAAGGTGCGCAGCTCGCCCTTCGTCGCAGTGGACATCGTGAACGTGGTCGAGGTGACACCACTGACAATGCCGATGACACCGGACACGAGCGAGGTGCCGTTGGTCAGTGCCTGGCCGAACTGTTGGCGGGCACGGTCGTTCTTGATGTCGGTCTCGGCCCCCTTCAGTTCGGTTTCGAGTGCACGCACGAACGCACCCTCGTCGCCTTGGGTGAGGTGCAGCGCAGGACCCGTGACCTTGATGGTGTGATAGTTGAACACCAGCTTGTCCGTGGTCTCGGTGAAGCCCTGACTCCCGGCGGACGGAAGCGTCCCACCTTCACCTCGAGCGCCGGTCGAGCCGGATCGCAGTGTGTGGACGGCCCAGACCGCACGCCGACCGACGATGTCCTGGGTATTGATCGGGACTTCGTTCAGCACGTTGTGCGAGTTGTTCAGGGCGTTCTTGAGTCCAGGCCCGTAATTGTCTTTCAAGTCGGCATCGTACGTAGTCAGGGAAGCAGGCATGAACCTAAGGTACATACCTGCTCTCTACCACTGGTTGTACCACCGTACAGATACAACACTGCCCCACCAGGGGCGGGGCGAGGCAGTGTGTGCGGGAGGCGATCCCCGCTGATCTTACCAACCGTGTTTGGCTCGTACCCTTGCGCTCGCTTCAGCCACGGTCATAGGTTCACTGGGCTGCTCGGTACCGCCGGACCCACCGGCAGGGAGCGGCGTGGGCAGACCACCAGCGGTCTGTGCTTTGCCCTCGATGTAGCCCTTGGCGGCTGCCTCGACCTGACGGTTGAACTCGGCCGTTGCTCGAGTGATCGCAGCGGCAATGACACCCTGGTCGGCCGGGATCTGACCGGGAATCGGGAGCATGGCATCTGCCATTTGGAGGATCACTTGGCGATTTTCCTCCGGGACGTTGCTGGTGTCAAGCGTCTGGCGGATCGTGATCTGCGCATTGTCAGCGATCTGTTGCTGCTCCCGTGCCTGGTTCGATGCGAACTCTCGAGCGTCGAGCACACGCTTGATCTCACCAGCGGTGAGTTGCCGATCGGGATCTGCGAGCAGTTGCTCGATGGTCTCTTGCTGCTGAGTCTCCTGACCAGCCGGCTTCGTCGGGTGCAGGAACTCTTCGATCTGCACTGCCGAGTAGCCACGAGCTATGAGCCCTTCACGAATCAGCGTGTCCTGACCCTCGGGTGTGTCGAGCACCTTGTCGATGCGGATGGCCCGCTCGATGGTGGACTCGCCGCCCCACGCCTGCACCCGCTCTTCCCACGTCGGGGTAACAACGGGCTCGGTGGTGGTAGGTGCAGCGGTGGTTGCATCCGCCGCACCCCCACCGGCGTCGGGGGCTGGTGCGGTCGTTGCGCCTGCGTCGGCTGCGGGTGCACCACCGGTGCCTCCACCCGAACCTCCGCCAGCGTCGCCTTCAAGAAAGATCGGGGTCTCGAACATACTGGGCTCCTTCATCAGTGGGCAGCTTACCGCCCGGCGAGATTCTGTGTTTCGAGCTAATGGCCCATGGCTTGAGCCTGAGAGTTAGGCTCGACGCCTGGCACTGCACCAGGTAAACCAACCTGCCCATGCCCGATCCCAGCCCGTTGCGAAATGGCCGCTTGCAGTGCTGCAAGTCCGGCCCCGTTCCCGGATCCGGGCATGGGATGCTCAGGTTGATGCGGACCGACCACGGGGCCGGCACCAGCGGGACCTACCGGACCATGCTGCTGCGGAACCTGTTCGGGCGGTACACCGTGCATCGCACTGGGCTGGAAGCCGGCAGCCTTCTCCATCTGCGCCTGAATGTCGGGCGGGACGAACTGGTAGTCCATCTGCTCGGTCATCTTGGCCTGCGACTCGGGCGTCTGAGCCTGCGCCTGCTGCGTCGCTTGAGCAGCGGTGTGTGCATCGACGTGGGAGTTGAAGATGGCAACGATCTGCGTGGCTTGGTGGTCACCTTGTCGTGCCATGTTCTCGATCTTCTCGAAGTCCTCGGACTTGCGTTCGAGGTTGTGCTCGATGATGTGGATGGCGTGCACGTCGAAGTCGTGAATGGCGACCTGCGTACCTTGCATGAGTACCTCGTTCTCACGCTGCGCCTGTCGAGCGTCAGCGTTGAACTCGTCGCTGAGGAAGCTCATGTCTGGCACGTTGAGAATCTGCAGGAGGTGTCGGGGGTCGGTGATGACCTTGGCCTGCCACAGCTCCATCGCCATCTGAATCGTCGCAGCTTTCGACTGCTTCTCGCCCATCTCGACGTTCATGTAGATGTCGAGCTGGTGGTCGACATCGGCACCACTGAAGTGCGCAACCTCAAGCTGGCCGATCTCGGAGTATGTGGCGACGAGGCGCTTCTCTTCCCAGAACTGCTTGACCAGCTCGAGCATGTGCCACGCTGTCTCCTTGACAGCGTTCACCAACAGGAGCTGCGAGCCGTAGACCTTCGTGTCGTTGATCTGCTGCAGTGCCATGATGGCGGCGGCGCTCGCTCGTGAGATCACCAGGGCGGACTCGCCTGCTCGTGTCTGGATCTCGGACTGTGCCCGCTGCATGGCGGACTCGTACTGACCCATCCAACCGGAGTCGGGGATCATCAGCGTGGGCTTGTCACCCATGCCGGGGTTGTAGCCGAGGAACTCTACCCGTGAACTCAGCCGTGTCGTGTCGATGGACCCGTTCGCCCCAATGAGCTTCGGCGTGAGCGTGCGACGGATTGCGGCTTCCCTGGAGCGAGCATCGTTGTAATCGGCTTGGAGAGGCACGACGTCGTCCATCCATGTCCGACCCTCACGTCGCCCCATGCCCGGTAGCAAATCCCATTGCACAAAGGGCAGACGTTGGTGATTGTACGGAAAGTCGTGTGGTCCCTCAAGAAGCGTGTCACCACAGTACGTAACCACGAGACCCTTGGGAGCTGCTCGACACGGAACCATCCACAACTGATGCACACCAACGGTGTCGCTACGCTGCTCCGACGAACGTGAAGACGCATTGCAGAGAGCATAGACCTCGTCGGCGATGCTGCGCACGGGCTGCGCCCCGACGGGCATCTTGCCGTACTTCTCCCAGACAGCTTCCTTGTCCATCATCTTGGTGCGTACACACCAGATTGCGCTCTGCATCGTGAAGGCGTTAGGGTCGACGCTCAGCTCGTAGGCGGGCACGGACTCGATCTCAACCTGGCCGGTGAACACCTTAGTTGGGTCACCACCCTGGTCCTGCTTGTTCGGCACCTCACCGATGTTCTCACCGGCGTTGGCGTCCCACAGGACCTGTACGTAAGCCCAACCGTGCGTGACTACCCAGAAGAAGTGGCAGAGGATGAACTTGTCCCAGTTCAGTCGGCGGAGTTCTGACTTGAGGATTCTCGTACCGCTCTTGGCTGCATCGATATCCTTGTCGTCATTTCCAACAGGGCGTACTTCAGCGTCTGGAGTGTTGGAGATGAGTCGGGAGATATAGTGCTCTGCTTCGCCGCCGACGACGTTGCAGGTGATTCGGATGGGTGCATTGGGATCGTCCGTTCGTGGGATCGGCCGTTGGAAGAGTCGCCGGTCTGGGTCCCATGCAAGCTGCTGCTGACCGATCAAATATGCGAGGTTCAGTTTCATCTGATACTCAGGCATCCTCGCCCGACCCTTCTTGCGCTTCCGTTCACACCAGGTGACGAGCTTCTTCGGGTCAGTGGGTGCTTTGAACGTGGGCGGGATCTCAGGCTGATTACTCGTTGACCCATCGTCCATCGGCACGCCGTCGGTGTCAGCGCCAGCCATTACAGACTCCCAGCATCCTCGTAGGCATCGTCATCCATGTCCCCGGGACCGACTACCTCGATCAGACCCGTGGCGTCGTAGAGATGGCGCACCTTCGGTGCGGGCGGCGCAGGCACAGTCTCGACGAGCTGCTGCGCTTCGGCAGCGGCACGGTACTCCGGGAGCGAACGAGTCGCCAATCGGTTAAGCAGAAGATCCTGGCGCATGCGTTCCTGCGCTACGACGTGGTGCATCTCCTTCTGATGCGACCAGTCTTGAAATACAATGGCAGCAAGCGACACGACAGTGAAGACGACAAGCACCCAGCTCGCAACCATTATGCCGCTGCCTCTTGCTTGGCCCGTCTCTTCTCTGCTGACGCCATGGTGGCCCGACCCTGACGGGCGAGCTGCCCAAGGTCAAAGATACAAGGCACGCAGATCACGAGGTTGCCCTCACCCTCGATCACGGCATCGGTGTACACGACCTGGTTAGGTGAAGTGCACAAATAACACCCACCCTTCGCCACAGTGTACGGATCGGCTGATTCCTGGAACATTGCCATGAGAGCCTCAGTCTACTCGTTTTCAGAAATCATCTGGAAGACCTAAAACCGGGTTGACGTCCCGCTTGGTGTCGTACCGTTGTTTATACTTTCGCCACATGGCTTCGTCGCTCATGTCGTGCACTCCAAACAGTTGCTCGACCCGACCGGCGGGTGCGTCGGGCGCCACCAATAGATCAGCGAAGGCGAAGCTATAAACTAGGGCATCGGCACGGTCGGGGCTTTTCTTCGAGCGCTTGTGCATTTCGAGCTTGGACTCGATGCGGATATCGCCGGTCGGGCTGACGGTGTAGTGGATCGTGGTGAGCTGATCCATGAGCTTGGCGTCGTCGATGGCGATCTGGATGCCTTGGGACTCGAACCGGCGTCGAAGCATCCAGTACCACTGCGCACGCAGGTTCAGGTAGCGGAGTCCCTGCACACCCTTGCCGCCCCGGAAACCAATGACTGTGCCTGCTCGACCCATGAGGTGCTGCAAGTCCTCGAAGTAACCAACTGCGCCGGCCCCGACACCATCGGCGTCGAACACAACAACGTCGGGATCGAAGTCGAGCACTGCCTTAGTGACTGGACCCTGCACCAGGGAGGACGTCTGCATGGATGGCAGCGCACGCATCTCGACGAGCTGGCTGCCATCACGAAACGCTATGACGTTTTCGTCGGCGCCGTAGGATGCAATGTCAATACCCAACTGCCGTTGACCAGTGCCCAGGCGGGGACTATGGGTGCACGCACGGGTGTACCAATCGGCAGGTACCAGTACGTCGTCTCCAAGATCCCAGTCCTCAGCCATAACCGAGGTGACCCACTCGAACGTGCCGGGACCACACCCTTGCTTGATGAGATCATCGAGGAAGAACTGTGTGATGAGGTTTGAGCCCTCCGGCACCTGCTCACCAGTGAAGGACGGCGTATCCTCAGCCCGAATCTGAATCCGAACAAAGTTACCGCTACGAGCCATCCGTGAGGCATATGTATCAGGCGTGGTGCAGTTGTAGATGAGAAGTATGCGAGAGTCGCTCGACGCCAGCAGTCTTGTAATCGCAAGCTGGATGTCCTCATCTACCGACGTTGCCTCGTCGCCGATGATAAGCTTGTGTGCTGCGTGGTATCCCTGAAACGACTCTGCACTGTTTGCTGTCTGCCCGATGATGAAGTGCTCGCCAGGTATGTTCTCCAGGCGCATGTCGGCCTCGAAAAGACGACCTGGCACGATGATGCCACGATCCTTCAACTTCGGGTAGGCGTCTCGCAGTTCGCCGAATAAGTTATCACGAAGGTGCGACTCTTTCGATGAAGTGCAAATCACCTTGCTACCACGACACCCACCCTTCGTGCCAGTAGGATCACACTGAATACACGGCACCCCTGGTGAGAAAGCAACGTAGAACGCAAGCGCCAAGCGAGCAGCGAGCCATGTCTTGCCCGAGGCGTTGCACGACGGAACTGCAACCTTCGCTCGAAACATACTAAGTTCGGTAGCTATGTTCCGCTGGGCAGACCACAAGGTCTCACCAGTGCCGCACTCTACAGCAGCGCCCAGATCATACTGACCCAAATAGGCGAAGCGTTCTGTCTCCGAGTTGGTGCGCACGAAGTGCTAGACGTATTTGTACAGAGCGAGCAAGCATGCACGACCGCACACATTGCCCGCTCGGTTCTTCAGTCCCCTGCGCCTCTTGAAGTCGGCCACTGCTGTGACCGTGAGCTTGTTGTACGTGCTTCCGCCGACGTGATACCCGTTTGCACCAAGCAGCCAGTTGAGCTTGGCGACGCCGGGCGACGTGTCGCCAGCCCGCAACGGTTTCGAGGTCACTGCCTTGACGAACGCCGCAATCTGCTTGAGGACGCTCCAGTTGATGGGCGGCGTGAACATCTTGTCCCACGCTGCTGTCCCGAGTACGTCATTGCCGTCAAGACCCTGCGGCTCGAGCTGACTGGTGAACTGGTGCAACACCACCGAGGGTGTCGCCCATGTCGGTGTCTGCACAATGTGCGGGAAGCCGTCGTTGATCGAGTAGTCGGGCAGCCACCAGTTGTACTGCTCGATGAAGTTGGTGAGCCCGTACTGCACGGCGAACGGCCAGCCCATGTACAGGAAGCCACGAGTCCCTAGAAGCTTGGTGGTCTCCGCCATGAACTGCGGGATGAACGTGAGCCACTCCTGAGATGTACATCCGTCGTTGTCGGCCTGTTCGCAGTCGAGCTGCCAGACATCGACGCCTGGCTTGAAACCTGCGTTGACAGCGACCGCTGCGAAACGACGAGCTTGCGCTACCGGGTCACCACCCACGACGTTTGCATAGTGATAAGCGCCGACGATAGGCGCCTCAGCACGAAGCCCCCCGTACCGCCCGTCAAATAGGGGGTCGGTGTAGCCGCCTCCCTCTGTGGCCTTGTGCATTACAAACAACCATGGTCCCGCTGGCACGATCGCTTGATCTGCGCTGATGTCGATCCCAACGGAACTGTTAGCCATGGGGCCTAGGGTACTTCAACCCAGGGTGCGAAGGTTTGCGGAAATGGGTCGGTCAGCAGTCGCTCGAACCAGTCGTCGTAACTCTGCCCTACTCGCCCTGCACCAGTGGTGGGGTCGTAGCAGTAGCGGTCGATGGCCTGGGCCGCAATCTCTTCGGGGCTGTCGTACTCGTCGTATTCAACTGCGTCGCAGAACTCGGCCACTGACTTACAACGCCACCCATTGACTCCATTGATGATGGTTTCCGAGAAGACTGCCCAGTCCGGCGAGATGACCGGTACACCTCGAACGAGAGCTTCAGCGTGCACCCGACCGAACGGTTCCTCGTAGAGCGACGGCATGATGACAGCACGAGCATCACAGATAAGACGATTCTTCGCCTCACCCAGAACGATACCGAGGTGGTGAGCGTCGGGCGCATCGTCCGTCGGTCCCTGCCCAACGACCACGAGATCCATACCCGTGCGCCGAGCAACCTCGGCTGCGATCCCCAGACCTTTCCCGTCGACCTTGCGGCCGATGAAGAGTAGGTAATCGGCCCGGTCTTCATTTGCAATCTCCAGTGGTTGCGCCACAATGTTCGGCGTGACGTTGTCGTAGAACTGCGGCCACCGGCGGTGCCACCCGTCGGTGTAGTGCCGGTGTGCGTACGTCGGGTAGTTGGCATAGCGGGTGTAGCGAGCGTCGGCTGGGAAGCCAACGATGAACTCCACGCAGCGCAGTCGCACGGTGTTGCAGAAGTCGACAAGCGTGCGGTGTGCCTGCCCAACTGTCGTACAGACAATGTCGTCGGGTTCGAAGCGTTTAGCTACCTCAGTGATGCACGCCTCGTTGAATGCTGCCCACTCAGGGGAGTCGTGGTGAAAGTCCGTGTCGGCGCTGCCGTAACCGAACCCTGCCGGCCCACCAAGGCCACGTCCGCCGAACCACTGCTCCTGCTGAGCGAGCGTGACACACGCAACATGTTCGGTGACTGCGACGTCGTTCAGCTCGCCCGAGTACAGCGTGGTCTCATGACCACGAAGCGTCATGCACCGTGCGAACTCAGAGACGTCGGTGGTAAAACAGTCGTACTCGTAGTCCTTGGTCGTGTTCGTATGGGGTACCGCAACCACATGAAGCCTCATGACCACTTCCCAACGTAGTGTAGTCGAGTCATGCTGGCAGACTACCAAACAATGATGAAGGCCGCACCAACACCACCCGTGCCACCTGCGCCAGAAGACGTTGCACCATCCGTTATCGTGGCACCACCTCCACCCGCCCCACCGCCTGGTGCACCGCCGTTCCCACCATGGCCGCCGCCGGTCCCAGGTGTAGAACCACCGCCAGCTCCGCCGCCGCCACCTGCCCCGCCAGTCATACTGCTTGTTTTGGTAGTAGTGCCAGACGATCCGCCAGCCGTGCCTGAGTTACCTTGTGTAACCCCAGCAGCACCGCCGGCGATGTTGGGGCTGTTCGTAGCGTTGTTACCGCCGCCACCGCCGCCACCGCCTGGTGCACCGCCACCAAATCCTGAAGTAGTCACTGCATCGCCGCCACCGCCGCCGCCTGGTGATGCATCAAGCAAGACGTTCCCGCCCTGCGTACCGGTGGTAGCGCCCACGGCGCTAGTACCGCCCGTACCACCTATTCCTGCCCCTTGAATAGCCAGCCCGGTAGCGGTACCTCTGAATGCCCCATCGTCAATCGAGTAATAGCTCACACCTCCAGCGGCTGCAGCGCCAGCCGATATGATCGCACCACCGTTACCGCCAACCCCACCATTAGCCTCTAAAAGAACCGAAGCCCCTGTTGTTTCAAAAAGGGTTTGCCCACCGTTACCGCCGCTGCCGCCTGCGTGAGACGATGTTTCAGCACTGCCAGGAATACCGCCCGCACCTACGACAACTTGAAGAGTGAGGCCGGCGAGATCGTCAGAGCGGAACGTCATACTAGAGTACTGCCCACCTGCGCCGCCGCCACCGCCGCCGGGAGTAGAGGCGCCGTTAGCACCGCCGCCACCACCACCGCCTCCGCCTATGAGTACAACACGTACCCAGTGTCCGGCCGCCGGCACAGTGAACGATGTAGTACTTGCAGTTGTGTAGGCGGTTATCGTGACTGCGCCCGCACCGCCAGTACCACCACTACCGCCAGTACCACCGCTGCCACCGGTGCCACCTGTTCCTCCAGTGACCCCTGGCCCGCCGGTCCCGCCCGAGCCGCCTGTTCCACCCGTACCGCCGCTGCCACCTGTGCCTCCACTGCCACCTGTTCCACCCACTCCGCCAACGCCGCCCGTTCCACCGCTTCCACCCGTACCACCGCTTCCGCCAGTCCCGCCAGTACCGCCGCTTCCGCCCGTGCCACCGCTTCCACCTGTTCCACCTGTGCCTCCAGTTCCAAGCTCGAACTTTCCGTCCGCAGCAACGTAAACGTACACCTCGCCATCGGTTGGTGCGCCAGTCTTGAGTGGCACGCCGAGGAAGTTGTCGACACTCGTGTCGATGCTGTCACCAGGGACACAGACATTACCGTTGACCGGAACTTGTGGGCCGGGTAGCCCCGAGCTGAGCGACTTCCAATCTGAGAAGAACGCACTGTGTACACCGAGCTGCACCTTGGGAACACCAGCGGGGGGTGTGTTGCGGTCGTCGTAACAGTTGAATCCGTTGCAGTGTGTGAAGATCCCATCCGACACTGGGTGTGTACTTGGAGTGATCGTTGTTGGGAACGGAGTCCCTGTTCGTCCGTCGGCAGCTTGAGTTTCAGAGATGCGGTACCCGGTGTGAGTACCTAACCCACCGTCGTACACGTAATCCCAGCCGTCGAGGTAGCAACCAAAAATGTAAGTGTCACCTCCCTCGTTCACCAAGGAGAAGGTCTTGGAGTGGTCGACTACGGCTGCTTGTAGAAGCCAAATGTGCTCAAGTGTCAGCTCGCCAGTGTTCTGGAAGAAGAAGTAGCGGGTCTCGGAAAGCCCAACGTCGAAGTAGGATCCATACCCAGACTCGCATTGGAAAGCTGTAACTTCGGGACCGTCTCGGAACTGACACCCACGAAGCGTGGTGGCTGTGCCGTTGACAATGTAGCCGGCCAGGTAGACGTACCCGCTTGAGAACTGGATAACTGCGTTGTGGTGTGTAGTGATGATCGAGTTGATCAGCACGTCATCAGCGATACCGCTGAGAATGTAGTCGGCGGTCGCTGTCTCCCACGCCTGAGCGTCGGAGCAGGCCACGTAGACGATTGCCTTCGGAGGCGGCGGGGGAGGCGGGGGCGGAATCGCCTCCTGCACCGCTTGGAAGTTGCGCAGGATTTTGTTGTCGGCGGACGGAACGCCCGTTCCTACCGAGGGGTAGGGGATCGGCTTGGGCGGGGTGGCAGCCATCACTGCTCCCGTCTACGGGGCGATAACTGCGTAACAGGTGAACGACACCGAGTCAGTGTCGGCATTCGTGTTATCGGCCGTCACCCGGAAGATGTCGGGCACGATGTCGTTAGCGCTGAGGTTGGTGACCGCAGTCAACCGATCACTGATCTGCAGCACGACCACCTGAGTACTCGTGAGCGCAGCGGACGTGAGGATCGTCCACACGACCGGCGTACCACCAAGGGCTTCGCCGCCGTTCGGGTACACAACACCCTCGATCTTGAACGTGACGCTCGGACTCCCACTGTTCTTGTGGAAGTCGATGACGAGAAGCAGGTCGTCGGCACCCGACTGTTGCAGCGAGATGTCGTCGGAGACCCAGTTGTAGCTGCCGCTCGTGTAGACCGAGCCGGCGGTCACACTGCCTACCAGACCAGAGCGGGGAAGCGGCTCAGTGCCGAACCCGATGCCCTTGTCGTGTCCGACGACAGTGCCTGATGCGAAGTTCGTCATGGTGGGTTACGCACCCGTGCCGAGCACAATCAGCGCCACCGTGGTGGCGGACTCGTCGACGGTACCAATGGCCGAGGTCCCGTTGTAGAGCGTGAGCGTGAACGTCCCGCCGCCTGCGGCAAGTGTGGGGACCACATTGTGGCCGACGTTGGAGCTGCCATCCTTGACGATGACACCGGTGATGTTGTTCAGGCCGAACTCGTCAGCGGTGAAGAGCGGGAGCTTGGCGGCGGCATAGTCGGATCCGAGGGTCACGACCGCACGCACGGTCTCCTGCTTGCCGACACGTCCGATCTGCTTCTGGAAAGAATCGATTGCGACTGCGCTTGCTGAGTTGGCCATGGGGAGATCGTACCCGACCTAGCGAGCGACCCGAATGATCGCTGCGGCCAGGGTCTCCACCGTGTGCTCACACACAGCATTCACGTAGTGGGGGTGGTCTCCCTCGTCGGTGCGGAGCTGTGATTCGATGGCTCCGAGCATGACGTGTACCAGCTCGTGGACGAGGGTGCCGTCGATGTACTTCTGGCTGACGCCTGCCGCATTGTGCAGGCTCCAGCGTATCTTCGCCTGGTGGTACTCCCAGGCTACGTCCGTCTCAGCGAGAACATCCTTGTCGCTGGTGGCTGTGGCGCCCTCGATGAAGAGGTGCTTGATCGTAACGTTGGGCGGGACGAGGTGTCGCCAGACCCGGATTGCGTCCTTGATGCGCCGTTTCGCTGCCCGATGTTCGGGTGACATCTGGCGCTACTCTTTGCCAGCGGCGAAGGCTGCCTCAGCCTCGGCTTCGGCCTGCTCAGCGGCTACTGCGACCTCGTGCAACTTCGCCACGTCGGATGCAGTGACGGTCTCGGGCTCTGCAACTCCGGCAACTGCCTCGGGGGTCGCTTCTGGCTCTGTCGTCGCATCGGCAGGTGCCGGATTGGGCGTGGCAGGTGCCGGATCGGGCGTGGCAGGCTCTTCGACCGTTGGGGCTGAAGTTGCCGAAGTTGCAGGCTCGGGATTCGCAGGTTCGGGCACGTTGACGATGTCGGTAGATGCGGGCCCGATCGGTGTGGCGGCCTGCTCAGCGGCTACTGCGGCCTGGGCTGCAGCGAGCGTCTTGAGGTTGTCGATAAAGCTGGGCTCGATGCTCTCGGCCCGGCTGAAGAGCACGGCTGTGTTGCCGCCTGCGCTCTTGCGCTGCAGGGATGCGGCAGCATCAGCGGCGACCCCGGCGATGACGTTGCCGTCTGCGGTGGTGTCGGAGACGAGGATGATGACGTTCAGGGAACCGGACATGGGACCACCTTAGCAGGTTAGTAGCTTCCGGCCTTGCGCTTCCGCACGGCCTCGACTACAGCGTTCATGGAGAAGCCCTCACCCAGCTCGGACAGTGCCTCGTACATCTTGCGGGTACTCAGCTCCTTGGACAGGCCGTGCTCGAGGATAGCGTGCAGGCACCGTGCGGCCGGGGCGGCCTCAGGGTCCTTGAGCTTCTTGGGCTTGTCGGTGTCGAGCACGATCTCGTTCGAGATTGCGGTGATGCACAGACTGCTCGTGTCGTTACCGGTGTCGACCCGCCCGAACTCAATCGTCAGCTCGTCGAAGTCCTCAGCGTCCTTGAGCTTCTCGGGCTTGAGGATGGAGATGAGCTTCGTACCCTTCTCTTTCTCAAGCGCAACAACCACGTCGGCATCGTCATGAATCGCAGACGTACCTCGTGGTCCATGAACCTTTTGGTCCTTCGGGTCGTGGTGTAGGAAGAACAGGTGCGCTTTCCCGGCGATCTTCTGGGCGTTCTCAAACACGAGACCCATGTCGCCGGAAGAGTTCTCTTCGGCGCCGGCCGCATTACGGTGCAGTGTGTCGACGACGATGTACTTGAACTCCATGACCTTCATGAACGTGCGCCACTGTTCGAGCATCTCAGCCTTGGCGGAGAACAATCGGAGAGGCATAGCCATCCAGAGGAAGTCTTTGATCTCGGCGAGATCAATCTCCGGGTGCAGGGTGTTCCATGCACGTACACGTTGCTTGAGTCCCATCAACCCCTCGGCAGCAATGTAAAGCACGGAACCGGGCACAACGTGACGTCCCTGCCAGTCATTGCTGGTGGCGGCACAGAGCATCCAGTCGAGCATGAGGAATGACTTGCGGGTACCTCCCTTACCGTGTAGTACGGTAAGCGGCGCTTCTGGGATGAGATCCTCGATGAACCACGTCGGGTCGGGCAGGTCGAGCAGGCGTGCCATGTTCATGGTCCGCTGCTTCTTGACCACCTGCATCAGCTCTTGTTCCAGTACCGTTTCGTCGTCGGGCTGGACATGCCCGTTCTCGTCGATGTGGTAGCCCTCAAGGAGGATGTCTTGGTCGGGATCAAACGGCGTTTCGTCATCGACGTCGTCAGTACCCTCTTCCAGGATCTCAATGTCGCCGTCCGGACTGGGTGTGTACTGAGCGGCTGAGTGTGCGACAGACCCAATATCCTTTAACGACATAGGATCGGAAGACATGATGATTGGACTGATAGCTGCAAGGCATGCCTCGATCGCATCTTCAGCCATGTCCTGTTTACGAAACGACCCGGCAAACGAGATCATTAAATCATTGCCTCTACCGTGCGGTACCTCTGTCCAGCCCCCGACTGCTTCCTGCCTGACCTTACCGAGGGTCGTGTCTATCGGTGTACCAATCAGCCAGTGGTAGTCAAAGGGGAGAATCGGGAGGTCGAGTAGTTCCTCCTTCCCAGGACTGGGTGGTACGACGACAAGACTTCCTCGCCCAGCTTTGATGTCGATCCCGCCTGTTGGGTGAAGTTTGCCGATACTGGAGCTGGTCGGGCTTCCGGGCGTGTACGAGTAGTAGAAGTGGAACCCGTTGGTGGTCTTGACTGTGTAGGTGTGTTCGAACGGCTTCTGTATCCGCTCGAGCCACCACCCTTCGACACCCGGCTTGTCGCAGTCGATGACGACCAGGTTGTCGCAGCGGAGCCCGAGCCACTTGCGTCCTTCGGGGTTGATGCCCTTGTATTCGGGGCTGGACCAACCCTTGACGTGACAGGCCTTAGTCTTGGCCGAGATGGGCAGCCAGACGTTCACTTCGCACCACCATGGAAGATGCAGCGCCCAGTCGCCCGCACTGCGTTAGCCGTGCACGGTGTACCGTTCTTGCGCTTGGCCTTGCAGATCAGCGTTGTCGGCTTGATGACCCTCGGCTTGATGACCTTCGTCGGCACAACCCCATCAGGGTGCCAGCGGCAGACACCGTCGATCATGTAGCCCTTGCACTGAAGGTCACCCTTCTTCCTCGGGCACTGGCAGCGTGGGAGTGTGCCAAGGGCGCCACAGCCAGTGCAGGTGCGGGTTACGGTGTCATCGGTGTACTCGTAGGTGACGTGCCAGTGCATGCAGGTGTCGGTCATGGTCTGCTCCTTTGTCGGGTCCGACCC